GGGGCGTGAGGGCCACCGGGTGCTCGCTCACGGCCGACACGATCGCGTGGGCCAGGTCGTAGGGCAGGGCCTGCCAGCCGTACCGGAAGGTGCCGCGGTAGTGGCGGGGGCCCACCCGCTGGCGGGTGCCGTCGCGGAAGGTGACATGCGTCTCCACGTCGTCGTCGCGACTCCACGCCGCCTCCAGGGGCGCCTGCTTCGACGGGTGTGGGGCCTGCCAGCCAGCGATTTGGGGAGGGCCTGTGAGCTGCACGTATCAGTTCTTTTCGATTCTGAAAGTCTGCCATTCACCAGTTTTTCCGTAGGTCATCACAGGTCGCACGCGCCCCACGATGTCGTTGTCGCTGGGGGATCGGTTCCCGCCAATGGTAAGAAACAGGTAGACCAGAGCCGTTCCGCAAACTCGGTCTCCTCCCCCACCAATTCCCTGGTCAATTCGAGTCCAGTCCGTGTTGTTGGCATTATCGATGTACTCGACCTGGTACCAGGTCTCAGCGACTTCTTGAAGCGGGGATGGCTCCCAGTGAATTAGAAAAAAGTCTTCAGGATCGTCGTCGCCGTTGTTAAGATCAATGGTCCGGTATTCTCCCCGTGGTTTGACGACGGTCCATTCCCCGCCAGATGGAGAACTAGGAAAAGCTGGTCGGTCTGGAACTTTGTCTGTCGGCTGTTCCGGGCGCCTTAGCGTCAGGTTGTTTACGTTTTTAGAGACGTCCCGCTCTTCCTCATAGGTCATCCATTTCGCGCCGAGCACCTCCACTGGGGGGGTCGGATCGCCGATGTTTTGCGGCCCGATGTCAATAAATGAACACTCCAACTCTCGCTGGCTCCGCCGGCGGAGCGTTTGCTGCTGGTAGGCGCTCGACGCCCAAGCAGGGCTGTGACTCAAAATGCCGTCGCTGATTTCGTAGCCGGACTGGGGATGTCGCATGAGACTGGCAAAAACTCCGCCATTGTCTGCGTCCTCCACACACTCGAACAGAAATAGGTCATCGTCCTCATTCGTCGCTTGTAGAGGCAACGTTTCTGTCTGCTCGAGAAGAAGCCGGCCGTATACTTGGTGCTCGCGTCCGTCAGAAACGTCTCGAGAATACTCGGGGGCGATCGGAGGCGCCTTGAAACCCGTAGACACGAGGTCTGCAATCATCTCCCGATCGTCAATAGGGCGCGCGAGGCCGTCGTAAATGTGCTCGACAAGTGTTGGGGCCGCGGCCCGCCACACCTGCGGAGCGACCGACCCGTAACTCGGTGGAAACGCAAACGTGTTGACGTCCTCGAGCTTCTCATCAGCGTATTCGAGATTTCTCGGGTCCGGACTCGCAACATCGGTGCCCTGCTCCAACTGAAGCCCCCAGTTGGTCGAGTCCTCCTCAACGCTGATCCGGTAGTCGTCTGCGGCAATCTTGTCGTCGAGCGTGGCCGAAACGGCTGGAGCGGGCCAAGACGTGGGGAGAAACGTCACGTCCAGTTCACTGGAGGGGAAACCCTTATACTCAACCTCGATGCGCCACCCGGCCATGTTGGTGATTTCCTCAACAAGTGTCTTTTCGTTTCGTCGGCCCAAGCTCATCAGGAGGTTCGTGGAGTCGAACGTCACCGTTTCTGATCCCCCCTGTGCGTCGAACTGTACCTCGTACTCCCAGAGTTTGCTGGGCATCGAGCACGAAATGTTTTCGTCGTCGAGAATATACTCGAGGACCCCTTTCGGCTGGTAGAAAAGCCGACTCTCCTCAAAGAGGGTACCCCCACGGATCACCTGACACTCAACGCTCTCCTGAGTAACAGATCCCAGCTGCGGGGGCGTAAAGGACCGCTTCAAGAGCGACCAGAAATCTTTGGGCGCCTGGTTGATGAGGGGAAAACTCCAAGAGCGGTCCTTGTGGTCGTACAGCACGTCAGACATGACGACGGCCCCGTTCATCAGAAGCGTCCCGTCGGGACGCTCTAGCTTGGCCCGAAACGTGCCTTCGGGTAGGCCCAGCGCGTCGGTGTAACCCAAGAGCTCATTTTGGGCATCCTTCGGCGGGCCGATTCGCATCGGCATGTCTTCAAGCTCCACGTCCAGGTCCCGCACGCGCCGATCAATGGTGTCGACATCTATAAGGATGCGGTCGTCCTCGTAGACGTAGTCTTGACCGGTGTCGTGATCTCGAATGGTAAGCTTGAGTGGGAGTCCCATATACTACCTTTCTCGTGGGCTTTCTCGTGCTTGTAGTTCTTGTCCGGTCTCCACGATATCTCGCGCCCCGCGTGGCGGCACTTTGATAATGACTGGTCGGTCGGCAATTGAGTCCGCAACCCGTTCGGCCGTCTGGCGAGACGCCCGGTCTGCGGCCTGCTCGGCGGCCTGCTGAGCGACGGCCTCCACGTCGGGGCCGCCCGCCGACGTTGCCGGCCGCGTCACCCGCTGCACGAGGCCACCACTCGCGTACTGGGGCACGCCGGCAATGCGCTCCAGGTCGGCCTTCGTTGGCGGCTTGGCCCCAGTCTCGTGGATGGCTCGCATCGCGGGAAGCCCGAGCGCCTCGACCACCTCTTTGGGCATCACGTACTCGCCGCGGTGGACGACGCCGGCGGGCTCTTGCTTTGCCCCCGCGCCGGTATAGCCGCCCTCGTCAAAGCTACTGATGAGACCGCCAATACCGCTGAGGGCCGCACCAGCCGCAGGATTAGCGATTCCAACTGCTTGCCCCACGATCTGCAGGACAGTGCCGAGCAGCTGCTGAGCCTCAGCGTCTCCTTTCTGAAATGCCTGGGCCAGCGTCTGCCCGAGGCGCGAGCCGAGGTTGATGGCGCGAACAAGCTCATTGTTGACCTGCTGCTGGGTGCCTTGCGCGGCCTCGCCGCCACGCTTGAGCGCCTCCCGCACCTGCTCAGCTTCATCTTCCGCCAGATCCAGGCCTTGAATCAGGTCGTTGATCTCCTGTCGGCTAAACTCGGCGCCAGCCCGCTGGGCCTCGCGGATGCGGGTCGCGATAGCCTGTACGCGCTTCTCGGCGGCGGCCGCTCCGGACAGGAACGGCATCTGGTTGATCTGCTCAATGCGCTCTTGAAGGTCAGAAAATGCCTGATCAACTTCCGAAAGCTCCTGCGCGTTTTCGGCGAGTTCAACCGTCTCCACCTCTTCGGCCTGCAGGGGCGCTTCGAGCTCCTGCTTTTGGATAATCAGCCGTGTAAGACGGTCCCGCAGTTGCTGGACCTCGGACTGGTCAATCTCGACATCCTGCTCGGAAAGCCTCTGCATCGCCTCCCGCGTCGCCTCGATGCGCTTCTGGAGTTGCTGGGAGCGGTCTACAATGCCGGGAAAGTTTTCCCGAAGCCGTTCCTGTTTGTCGACGAGCGACTGGAACTCCTGCTCTAACTGATCAAACGCAGAAACCTCCTCCTCACTTGAGTTTACCTGCTGCTCAAGCGCCTGTGCTCGCTGTCGGAGGTCATCGAACGCTGGGTCGGCGCGGCTTACGCCCTCCTGCGCCGCGATAACCTCCTGAAAAGCCTCGCGGAGCTCTCTCAGTTCCTCCTCGGCCGCATCCGCCTGCGTGGTGTCAAAGATGGGGCTCTCAATCTGCGCCTGCTGCGCTTGGCGGACTTGCTCCAGGCGTTCCTCGATAGAGGAGGCGAGAATCTCTGGGGTCTGTTCGCCCGCCACAAACTCTGCTGTGTCGCGGGCAAACCTCCTGAACGTATCACGGTTTTTTTGAATTTCCTCACGTGCCGTGACGAGATTCTCCGAGAGCACGTTATCGACGTTGACCCCCGCCTCACCTAAGGTTCTTTGCAGCCGCTGTGCGGCATCTGAGCTGCCCTCCAGGCGCGACTGGATCACTTCAACTTGCTGCAGCCCCCGACCTGCAATAGTGCGCTCAACGGCCTGCTCAAAAGAGCGGACATCGCCGGTGAGGAAGTCCAAGACGTCGGACTCAACCTGCAGGGTGTCTTGGATTTCTTTGATGCGCTGCTCCAGCGGCCCGAGGTCGTCGATCAGCTGTTTGATCGCAGGGGACTGCTCCTTGAGGCTCTCGGTGAAGCTCTTCGCGCTCTCCTCACTGTCGGCAAAGAATCCGACGATCTCGTCCTTGAACGTCAGCAGCAGCGTAAAGGCCCCAATGATGCCAGCCGGGCCCTTCAGGGTAGAGAAAAGAGCTGAGAGCGCGCCCCGTGTACCCCCGGCTTTTGCCTGAAGCTGAGTGAACTGCTCGGTGATGAGCGGGATCTGATTTGCAAGCCCCGCCATCCCAAACTTCGCGTCTTGGGCCGCCTGCGTGAGCTCGAAGCCAAGATTACTTGCTGAGGCGGAAGCAGAGTGGCGCATAGTCTCGGCCTGTCCGCTGAACCGGTCCACAGCAGTGCCCGCCTCACGGATGCCCTGCTCGGCTCGCTCCGACGCGGTGGCGGTTTCCCGCATCTCCTTCTCGACGGTTGTGCCGAACGTCTCGGCCGAGCTTTCGGCCTCGTCGATTTCGACCCTGACGCGCTCTAGGCCATCGATGGCGGCCTTATCGCCATCGAGGTCTACACTGAGCTGTACCGTCTCTTTGACGGGCATGAGGCGTCGTGTGCAGTTATCGCGTGTCGTGGTCGCGCTGTCCGTGTCTACGCGCTGTCCGCGTCTATTGGCGGCGCCCTTGATCTAGCGCCTCTTGTCGCCGATTGAGGTGCTCCCTGAGGTCTACGTTCAGCTTTAACAGCCGCCCATAGCGCATCTGCATCAGCTCCTCCCAGGTGTGGTTCGTCTGCGCGTCGAGAGCCGCCACCATCGCGCCAACATGGACCCGAAACGGGTTGGGGTCGCCTACGCTTTCGTCGCCTTTGAGCTCGACGTCGTGGCGCTTCGCGCGCCGAGCAGCGTGGCTTTGTGCTTCACGTAGGCGATTATAAAATCCGCGAGCACCGCCTCCACCAGCTTAGTGGGAATCTCGGCGGCCCGCCTCTCCGGGATGTCGAAGAGGATCGTGTTGAGCTCTGTCAGGCGCCCGGCCTCTACAAAACGCTTGCGGATTGTCTCGGCGGCCTCCTCAGAGATTTTGCCGTTTTCGTCCTCAAGCGCGTCGGCGGCCTCCGCCAGCCCCATCGGCCCATCCTCTACCGCCGTGCCCGCCTGGCCGTTCTCGCCGCGCCCTGTGGCTGAATCGTGGGCCTCCGCAAAGCCGAGGTCTTTCCAGAACGCGTGAAAGCGCTCCACCCGGCGCGTGGTGAGCACAGGCACCCGGAAACCCGGATGTAGCCACACCGAAAGCTGCTCGGCCCAGTCGGAGAGCCGCCACCAAAAGCGCCGCCATAAATCCTTGAGAGTTTTCATCATCACTGAAAAATGCCGTTAAGAGGTCGCGCGGGTGGACGTGTAGGACGAGTCCTTCCAGGGGTCGTACTTGGAGGGCCAACCGCTCTGTGTATCGAGGTTAAGCTGCTCGCGGTAGGCGTACGCGGCCCCAGAGCCCTCTTGCGAGAGCGAGGCGACTACCTCGAAGGGGAGGCTCCGCTGCTCATCGTCGGCGATTGTCTCCTCCCGGTCCTGCGCACGGGCGGTGAGCCGGGGATACAGCCGCATGTCCGCGTACCGGTCGCCCCCGATGGTCTCGAAGGTGCCGGCTTGCGTAAGCGGCAGTGGATAGCGCCCCTCCACAAACGCCCCCTCCAAATGCTTGATGAGCTTGTACGCCCGCTCGGTATTGGCGAAGAGCGTGTTGGAAATCACCACCTCCTGGTCGGAGATGACCTCGCCCACTTCGCGGCCGAACTCATCTTTGACAACAGAGCCCTCGCGCTGCTCGGTGATGTCCCCGCCCTCCAAGTGCTTTGCGATCGTGTGCCATCCGCCCCGGAGCCACACCGGCTCAATCACCGCATCGGTAGGAGACTCCGACGTGAGGCTCTCTTCCACGCTGATTGAGAGCTCGCCATTGGTGTCGTCCCAGGTCGGCTGCGCGGCGACCGTGACGACCCCGTCGTTGCTTGACGTGTTGCGCAGGCGGACCTTCTTCCCGAGCGGATAGTCAGTCGCTCGGTCGGTCCCGATCACGACTGCGCTGGAGGTAATGTCGGTGATGGTGTGGGCGTAGCGCTCGGCCCAAATCTGGTCGGCCACCGCGTCGGAGAGGCCCACCTGTAGAAGGGACGATCCTCCCTTGAGCAGGGCGTTGCGCGGCTCGGCGATGATGGCGTCTGACATGGCGTTGGTCGGTCAATGCGTAGCGTAAATGAGTAGGGGCGCGGCCTACACGGTCGGGGCCGCGATGCCAATGGTAAAGCGAAGAAGGTGGGCCTTTCGGCCCTGATTGTCGAGGTTTACGATCGGCTCTTGCACCCCCTCGGGCTGGCCGACGCTCGCGCCGCCCGGCCAGAGCGGACCGGTCCGTCCCGGCAAGCGTGGCTCTGGGTGTCCACGAAGAGTGGGCAAAAGCCCCTTTTCTGCTTCGACCAGTTTTTCGTAAGGCGCCTGCGAGGAGGCGGCATACGAATCCGCGTCTTCGTATTCGAGCCAGAGAGAGACCACAAAGCGGTGCCGAACCTCAAGGGCTTCGCCTTCAAGCACGTCAGTCGTCTCGGAGCTTCCCTCGGCCGGGAGCCACGTTTCAAGGTAGTAGGCTGGGTCCCCGATTGCCCGATTCTGCGCCCGCCGTCCGGAAGGCACCTCACGGAAGCGGGCGCTGTATTTAAGGCCGCTTTTGACGGCTGTCAGCGCGTCGGCGCAAAACTCAGTAAGTGCCTCCTGCTTTTCCCGTCGGGTCGGCATAAGCCACGAAACTCTTGTGAGAGGTTAGTCGGCACCCAGCAGCTGACGCACCATTGTTCGGAGCTCCTCGGGTCCTTTCTCTTGAAGCTCTTTTCGGTAGTCTTCAGTCGCCGGGGCGAGGTACGGGCGGGCGGGAATGTCCATCTGCCGGGCGTGGCGCGTCACGGTCACCGTTTGCGGGTAGGCCGACTCCGGGCCGAAGCCCTGTGTCATTGTTCGGCGGTGCGGCCGGACGTCAACGGTGCCCTGAAAGCCTTCTTCGTGCACCGCCGCGTAGTCGACGGTCGTGCCTTTTACCAAACGCACTACCGTGTCGGTGACCCGCCGGACGCGATTGATGGACTGCGGAGCCCCTCGGTCTGTGCGGGCGCCAGTGAGCGAGCGGGCAAGGCGCCCGCTCACAATGCGAAGCGTGTCCGTTGCGTTAGGGCCGAGAGTCACGTTTCCGGGGCCGGCTCTTTTGCCGGCATCCCGCATGTAGCGTCTTGTCGCGATTGCGCCGATGCGGGGCGCCGCGTCACGGCGCAGCAGCTGTTCGGCCACGTCGACGGCCCTGTCCAACAGTTGCTTCACCTCATCCGATAAGTCCTCCAGCGAGTCGGCCATAAGGCGACTGTTCGGTTTGCATGTTAGGCCGTTTGAAAGCCTCCCGTCACGAGCGCTTCCCGATCGTGGCTGGCTCCGGGAATGTGCGACCGGTCGAAACGCGAGAGGCGCGCAAGCTGACGTCCGATGAAGCCCGGCTCCGCGCGGTCTACGACCAGCTGCTGCCCGCCGACCGTTCGCGTTGAGCGCTGCCCGAGATTGTGGTCTCGGCGCGCCAAGACGTGAAGCGCAATGTCGACTGCAACCTCCTGCATGATCGCCGGAAGCGTCGGGGGCAGAGTCGTCAGGTCGTCGATGTCCACCGCCGCGCCCGTCGGTAGCTTTGTTTCCTCCTGCCCCGGCGAGGAAAGTACTTGATCGGGGCGCCGCCAGCCGGCGTAGTATGTAATCTCACCACGCATTCGGCGAGCAGCTGTCAGGTACGTGGTTCCCTGCCTTCCGGCTGGCCCAGTGTCGACCTGAATAACCGGCTGCTCGTCAGCGTAGGTGCGAAACTGCACCTGACCGGAGGTCTCGTCTATCTGCCAGTGGTGCTCGGCTAGGCGCTGACTGATTGCCTCCACGATGAGCACGCGCCCGAGCCGCTGGCGCAACAGGCTGCTAACGCCCGTAATCACCGCCTTTGCCTCGTCTTCGATGCCGCCCAAGTCGGCCACCACCTCGCCGGTGTTGGCCTGACTCAGGCGGCTCAATGTGATGATGTCACGGTAGGGCATCAGCAATCCTCGGCACTATCCTCTGTTGAACAGCTGCTCATCGGCAAGCGAGGCGGGGCAGGAGACGCTGCAGGCCACCGCGTTGGGAGAACTACGGGGCTCCCTCAATGCCAGCGTCTCGCCACGCTCGGTCCTGTGCCGTCTCAAACGCGGTGATCGTCGAGGTGGCCTCCAAGCGCCTCATTGAGGGCTTGCTCCGCGCGCTCTTTGCCCCGGACGCTTTCTTCTATCACCTCGCCGTTGAGGCGCACGCGATACCACGGTCCGCCCTTGTGCTCGATGCCGGTCGCTCCGGCGGACTCATTGGGATAGTCCTCATCAGAGGAGTCTCCGTCGGGGTCCGCCGAGGCGGGTCGCATCGGGCGCGTTTGGTAGGTGCCCGGAGTGCGGGGATGCTGCGCCCCAGGCCGCACCTCAGTCCGGTCAGGAAAGCGCCGAGCCATGGACATTAGGAGTTCGTCTGGAAGTTGGCTGCCGCCGTGTCGAAGTTGAAGTCCAGGTCGAAGAACGCGCGTCCCTTCAGGGCGCGAAGGTCCTGTGTGGCGAGGTTAATCGTGTCACCTGTATCGGCATCCTTAATCTGGCCTTGCCGAAGCTCCTCAGTCGTCATATCCTCGCCAAGGGCCATCTGGATGTAGCGCCCGTTAACTAAGGATCCAAACTGCGTGCTGGCGTTGGACCCTTGTCCCGGAAGGACCTCTGTGTAGAGGACGGAAATGCCTTTCAACTCGTCCGGCCCATCCTCATTCTCGACGAAGTCGAAGAGGTACTGGCCGTTGTTGTCTTTCTTGGTCTGAAAGATTGCCCGGAGGTCGGGGTGAAAGACGTAATACAGGTTCTCCTTGTCACGCGCGCCCTCGTCAAGCTCATTTTGCTGGAGGATAAGTTCGTCGGGACCGATGTCAGCGGGGTCGTCGTCGCCCGTCGTTCCGATCGTAGTCGTCGGAACGTTCTTGTTCGCGCTGAAAAGCCCGTCGATGTCGTTGTAGTTGCTGGACCCATCCCCATTGAAGAGCGCGTCGTCCTCCGCGCGGGTAAAGGATCGCGCGAGCGCCTCCTGCACGTCTTCGAGGATCTGAGGGGCAAGTTCAATCTGCGCCTCATAGCTCCACGGGATGATCTGCGCGACCTTCTTTGGGTTCAGCAGCACCGACTGGAAGGCCCGCTTCGAGGCAGTAATCTCACCGCCCTCATCTACAAAGTCGGCTTGGTCTTCAACGCCAGTGCCTGCGGGCTGCCGGATCGAGCCGCGCACGTTTTCGAACGTGTCGGCAATCTGGCGGGCCACGCCCACCTGATCGGCAAGCTCTTGGATGTTGTCACGCACTTCCGTGGGAAGAAGGATGCCTCCGTCCGCGTCGACAACGGTGCTGTAAAAGTCTCCCGCCGCGCGCTGATCAGAAAGCGCAGACCGGACGTCCGGCTTCTTGAAGGCACCTGCGTCGTAGAGCTCGCGGACATGCTTCCCGGCCTCGTGCGCCTGTCCCTGCCCCGCCGCGATGATCATGCGAAGCGTGTGGTGCGCTTTCTGCACCTCGCTGTCGTTGCGGCGATCGGTTACGCATGCCTCACGACCTTCTTCGCCGCGCACGGAGGGCGTCTCGCCATCTCCGCCACGGCCCTCAGCCACCTCGTCCTTGCGCTCCTCGACTTCCTCCTCGTCGGCGTCGGTGAGCAGGTCAAGCACCTGCTCGTCACTCAGTTCGTCGGTAGAGTCAACGTCAGAAAGATCCATTTTTCTAAATAGAGTTTGTGTGATTAGAGTACGCCCAATTGCCTCTTGGCCTTGCGGTCAGCGCGCTTCCGGCGCAGCTTTGCCACACGCCCGGCCCCAAGCTGGGACACAAGGCGCTTCAGCTTGCCAGTGCCAATCCGCTCGGCGATCTTCTTCGTCCTCTCTGCGCCGATCTCTTGGGCCAGGCGGACCAGCGGCTCAATGCCTGGGGCGTCGTCGCGCTCGGCCTCTGGCGGCGTACCCCCAGAAGCGGAGGGCGATGAGGGCGTACCCTCACCCGTGCAGCCGCAATCACTGCGGCTGTCTTCATCGTCTTGGCTTGTGCGACTTTCCTCTCTTGTCTCAGAACGACCTGTGTCGTACATGCACCCGTCTACCTCGGCGGCTCGCATCAGCAGGCCCGCCTCCACTTGGAGAACGTTGCCCAGCGCCTTGAAGCCGTCCATCGGATCAGGCATCCCGTCGAAGGGGCACTCCGTGAAATTCACCTCATCCACCCCACCGGGCACCTCCTGTTCAATCTCACGGCGGACGGCCTCTTGGGCCTGTGCCATTGTCATCTCTTCTTGCGTGCGTCGCGAGGCCTCAGCGAGAATCAAGCCTTGGCACATTGTTTCAAACACCCCTACCGGTTCCTGTGGCGTGGCAGGCGGCCCGTGCATTCGGCTCTGGACGAGGGCATCGGTGTCTGCTGGCACGCCAACAACAGAAAACTCTGTCATGTCGCTTTCGCGGACCACGGGTACCATCCCATCGCCCCGCTCCTCCCGCTGCACATCCTCAGTCTTCCAGCCGACGCTTACCGCGTTCAGGAACTTATTGCGCATCTTGCTCTCGATGCGCTGGGCAAAGTCGTCGTCCGCAAATTTGACCTCGGCTACATAGCCGTCATCTTTTCGCATGAGGTTCTTCGTTCGGGCCACGGGTTCAGCACCGCGCCTAGGATCCTGGCCGTGCTCCCAGAGAACCACGGGGTTCTTCATGTAGTCTTGCGTCCGCAGCCCTTCGGGATCAAGCACCATTCCGTCACGGGCAACCTGATCGGTCATCACCTTCACGGTGATCGTCCCGTCGGCCGTCTCTCGGATCTCCGGGTCGCTAATCCTGCTCTGATAGCTCTGACCTTCAAGTCTTCGTGCCGAACGGTCATCGGGCACATCGCTCGCATCAGCCATTGTCACTGTGTCGGGGCGGTGAAACACCGTGTCGCCAGTCCCGACCACTTCGTCCTCATCGTCCCGCTCAACCAATTCGATAATGACCCCCGGATCGCTTTCAGAAGTTTCGTGCTCGGTGTTATCCGGCTCTAGGCTCCCGCTCACGGTATCTCCCATCGCAATCGTGTCGACTCTCCCGTAGGCGGTGCCGCCTGCCGAATCCCAAGAGACCAGATCCCCCTCGCTCAGATCCTCAACGTCAACGCGTGTCTGCATGGATCGAAAGTCCGATTCGTCGTATGGCTCAGTGTCGCCTTCCTCCTCTGCTACTGCATTTGCTTTACGCAGAGCCCAGTTGAATGCGGTGTCCGTCCCACCGCCCCATAAGAGGTACTGCACCGTTCCGCACCCATCGGCAATTTGTTCATCTGTGAGACCTGAGGGCGTGGTGCCCTGTGGGTAATCCTCCTCGTGGCTCACGAGATAAGCCGCCACGTCCCGAATCCGACCAGGGGTGATCTCACCTGTAAGGATCTGGTTGGCGGTCGTCTCTCCCTCCCCCGTGCCGCAATCCTGCAAATCAAGGTCCTCCTTCTTCTCCAGCCCAATCTCGGCGGCTGTCTGCATCGCACTTGGCACCGACAAATCTATGTCGCTCGGTGCTCGGTTCCGATTCGGCCTCTCAATACCCGCGTCAAACTCGCTGTTCAAGAGCTGCCGCGTTACCCGCTCGATGCCCTCCGGGTCACTGCTTTGTCCTCGGAGCCGCCGTGCCGCGTCCAGCGCGTTGCGGTTGAACTCACCTGTTGCCTTCACGACTGGATACGACTGCAACTCGTCAAAGCGACTGGCTCTCGCCTCGCCCATGAGCGTCATCGCCGCAATCCAGCGCTTCTGCTCGGCCGTCAGGTCGCCGGTATCAGCCACGTCCTCTAGCCCCATCGCGTCTACGTAGTCACTTAGGGTTGGCGGCGACCACTCGGCCTCCGTCGTGCCCTCGTACCGTATGTCAGAGGCGGAGCGGGCCGTCTGACGTGCCATGCCACCTGAAACAGTAAGCCAAAATAAAAACCCGCACCCCACGGCGCGAGCCGAGGATGCGGGTTAGTGGTTCATCCGCGCCGCTTGCGGCGGCGAGTCGCAAAATGTCTGTGGCACTAATGCGCAGGCGTAGGTGCGTGTTTCAACGTGCCTCGAGCGGTTCTTTTAGCAATTCAGCATCTTCGAAGCGATTTCCGATTACGAGCCAATCACCAAGCTCCATGCCTAACGGAGTAACTGAATCTGTGCCATTTAGTGTGTATGCTGAAACCTCATTATTCCACTCAGCAACCATTCGTATCTTTACTGTACCGTCGACGGTACCGTGTCGCACATCTTCTAAAATATCCCCCTCGTAGATCGGCGTGCCCTCGCTGTCGTTAAGGCCAGTGTAGTGCAACACTTCATAGCCGTCCGCTGTCTCGACGAGTTCACCATCGCGCTCAAAGTAAAGTGTGCCGTCGCGCTCTAACCCAAAGCGGGCGACATCATCATTTGCCTCTGACGGCATCCACATGTGCTCGCCATCCCAGACACGGAATCGGGCGGTCATGAGTCTATGCGTGCCGTGTGAGAGGATCGCTCATCTGCAGTGTATACCTGTGGTCGCCCCGAGGAGGTCCGCACGATAAATGTATCTGCGCCCTCCGCGTAGCGGCGCCGCATCTCGGCAAGGACCTCCATCCATGTCTGATCAGGCAGGCGGTCCTCCATGTCGCATGTAGCGCGTGACTCACTCATCGGCAAGCTATGGAAGGTTGTCGAGGTCCGGCTTCGTCGCCTGCGCCTCCTCGAGCCCTTCTTCGGTCAGCACCGGGATTTGCGAGCATCTGCAAAATACAATGTTAGCGGGGCTTCCACTCGGGTCGCCCGGATACATGAGCTGCTCCCGTTGCTCTTGCGGCAACCCACGCTGAGGGGACACGCTGAACGGCTCATCAAGTGGGCGTGCTTGGCCTTCAAAATCTGCTTCTAAGTGACCGGGGCGCGTCCGTTCGTCGCGGTGACTGATCCACGTGCGACCAGCCGCACCCATCTCCCGCATGGCGCTCATCTGCCCCGCCTCAAAACCAGTGTTGACCGTCGTGGCGGCGATGCGCCGGGCCCGAGGGCCAACTTTATCCCTGCTTCCTTGTCGGCGGAGGTCCTCGATAATCTCGTCGGCGATGTCCTGTACCGTCTTATCTGGATCGCTTTGGGCTTGCCGAATTTTGCGGTTAATCCGCTCGCGGGTCGTCTGCGAGATCCCTTTGGCCTGCTCGTTGAGCGCCTCAGTCGCCTCTTGCACAGCGGGATCATCCGGGTTAAAAATGCCAGTCGCGTTCATCTGCTTCGACGCTACCTCCGCACCTTTTTCGGCAGCTGCTTTGATGCCCTGCGGTGAGAGCTCGGTTCCGTCGACACTCTGTCCCTGAAGAGCTTGTCGGATGCGGCGCTCCAGTTGCTCCTCATCTAAAACCCGCTCGGCCCGCAGCAATTCACCAGATTCCTCCTCGCCAAGCAACACAAAATCGCCATCCTCTAAGGCTTGCCGTACCTCTTCAGCGGTCACACCAAAAATTACACTGATCGCCTTCGCTAGGTCATCCTCGATTGGCTTCTGCTCCTCCTCCGCTTCCTCGGCTTCGGTCTGCCGAATCAGGTCTCGTTCTTGCTCGGGAAGCCCAGACCAGATCCCCGCCTCCAGTGCGCGGGTCATGCCCCCGAGGCCAAGCAGACCAGCCTTGCGCAGCCGCCGCCGGTCGACAGGCGGGGCGGCTACAGAAAATCTGCGATGTCGCTATCGGGGTCGGACGCCTCTCCGGTTGCTGCGAGTGGGCCACTGGCTTCTGAAAGAGGCACTTGCCCCTGCGGGACTGTCGGCTCGCCCGCGACATCGGTGTCGTAGGGCTCTAGATCGTCCCGCTCGCGGATCTCATTGCGGGTCCGAAGACCCGACTGCACCAAGATGCGGTCCGTCTCGGCCTGCTCGCGCTTGTCGGTCGGCTCTACGTTTGGCGCGATGACGCGGAGACGCCCCTCTGGCTCAAAGGCTTGCCGCAGGCCCTCGGTAAGTTGCGCTGCCGCCTCGGTAAGTAAGTCTTGGATGGTTGACCCCATGAACTGCCTCCGCGCCTCCTCCGATTCGGCGCGGTTCGAATCCATATCGAGAAGCGCCTGCGGCACCTGACAGACGCGGAAAATCACCTTCTGGTCTAGCCCTTGGGCCTCAAGCATCTGGAAGCTCTCTGGGTCGAGGCTGATGTCCTCTAGCGAAAGACCACTTGGAAGCACAGGAATGCCCTGCACATTGCCGCGGCGGTCCATGAAGCGGCTTTTGAAGCGCTCTCCATGTTCGCGCGCCTGCTCGCTGGTGAGATCCTGATCAGTCGACAGCGCGACCATAGGCGGCCGCCCACTCTCGAACGCATTCCGGCGGTATTCGCTCGCAAACTTATCCCCTGCGACCTCATTGGCGAGAGACTCCAGAAGACTCTGCGTTTCGTAGGGCGAGTGCGGGTCAGAGCGCTTCAGCTCCATCACCTGCCGTTTTTCTAGTCGAACGTCTTGCCCATCTTGCCGACTGTAGAGGTACCCGCTCGTGCCCCCATCTTCGTTCGCCAAGGGCCGGACCCGCCCAAACTCCGCGAAAATCTCTAAAAGCTGCTCCGGAAGCCCGCGGTCATCATCCTGCACAAGCTGCGGCGCGCGGCCCTGAAGATCACGCCCGAGAGACACCCACTTCCAAAAGACATATCCCGACCGGTAGCGATTCGGCGAGCGGATTAAGCGAAGCCACGGGTGGTCCGGTTCGACTTGCTCAAACCCGTCGGCGGTTTCGCGCTGCATCTGAAGCCCTGGACCGCGGCGCGATGGGATGACTGACTCTGCAAAGCGCCGCGCCCGAAGGCGCACACACGCCTCAAAAGTCCCTCGGAGCAACTCGCGCTGGTCCCGTTCTGAGGGCCGACCGAAGTCGCTGATGCCAAGCATGTCGGACACCGTGAAGGTGTCGGCCACCTGAACGGCTCGCTGTGTAGCGCCAAAGTCAAACATAGTGTAATGTCAGCAAGATGATCGTGCCTGTGAGGTACACCGCCGCTTGCGCCTTGGACTGCCGCCCTACGTCTATGTCGGTGGTCCGCACGCGGATCGCCGTAGTTGACGCCGCGACGAGCGGATACAGCAAAAGCCAAAGCAGCACGGTCATACGACGGCAAAAGGCATTCTATTACCGGCTAGCTGAAGCTTGTCAATCCCCACTACGTAGGTCGCCGCGTCCCCTAGGTCGGGGCTCCGCCCGAGACGCGGCTTGATGTCGGATTTCGACTCGACGCGGATCTGCTGATCCCGCTGAAAGGAATAGCGCGCCGCACAGAGGTCCTCCACGAAGCGATCCGATGGGTCCTGCAAATGGATCTCTCCGTTTTTCAATGCAAGACGCAGCGCCCAGCACAGCTGGGCCCGCAGGTCGTAAAAGTCATGCTCCGTCTCGCGGCCGTCTTGCCACTCTACAGGATCAGACCCGCCCTTAATCGAGACCGCCTCGCCAAGGAGCTGGTCGTAGGCCCCCGCCCCAATGCCTACCGTGTCCATCCCCACCCTCGACCATGGGCAGCCAAGAGACTGCTTCTTTTCCGTCGTTACCGTTGCCACGCGGCTCGTATCCAGGCTAGAATGCGTCTCGGGTGTCAGTAGTACATTGCCCCTCAGCGTAGCGAAGGCGGTGTCATCGTCGCCAAAGCGGGCCGGGTCAACGCCAAGCGCGGACAGGCCGTCTTGGGGCTCGGTATCTTTCGCTGTCTTGATGTGGTCGTAAGTGATCACTTGGTCAGGTGCGTCCGACCGGGCGATCTCGCCACCGACGTAGATTGTCTCCATTGTCCCGCCGAGACGCCTGAACGCTGACAGGTATTCATCGCTGACGAATGGATTATCTTCGTATGTCGTGTGCTGCACATAAGCGTCGCCAACCTCAATCCAGTCTCGGGTTGGAAGGTCCTCGGTATCCACGCCGACGTACTTGAAAAGATCAGTGGCGCTGTGGACTGGGTTGAAGGAGAGCACGATGCACGGATCAAGGCCCGAAGGTACCCCGCGCAACCGAAGGTCCAGCTGAGCCAGGTCGTCCTCCTCTTCGTCCGCTTCGGGAAAGTCGAGGTCGGTGGCCTCCTCGACCCAGATGTGTGTGATGCCCGATAGGCTCTTCAGCTTCTGCTCGTCATCAAGGCCAGCGTGGATGATCTTGCCACCGCCGGGAAACTCCAGCTCCATCGCCTGTTCGCGGATCGTGACCTCGTGGCGGTTCATCCCCTTCACCACATCCTTGTAGAGCTGAAAGGTGGAGTAGCGACACGTCCGCGCAACCTTGCGCACCGTGAGCACCCGTACATTCTCGCTTTCGCCCGCCCGCCGGATCATGTTTTGGGCCACGTTGACAGACTTGCCCGACCCCGCCCCGCCGTAGAGGATGCGGTAGCGCTTGCCTGTCTCCCAAAACGGACGGTACGTGGTGAGAACCTTATCCATCGCTGTCAGGGTCAAACCACTTCATTTGCACCGGGTCGCCATCGGGACCAGAGTGCTCCCGGCGCTCAACGTTCGTAAACTTCTCCCCCACCTCCTTCGCGGCCTGCTTCAGCAGCCGAGCCGCTTCCGTCTCGTCTTCGTCCTTGAGCCGATCGTAAAGCCGCTGTAGCTCCCGCAGCCGCACGGCTCGGTGACTAAGCGGAATGGTTTCCAGGTCCGACAAGAACGCCTCTCGCGTATCCTGAAACAGCTGTGTCCACTTTTGGGCCGTATCATCACAACGGGTCGGGTCGTAGTGATGGACTTGCCCCACCGTGACATCTTTGCCAAACGCCTCAACAGCCCACTCGGCAACCTCCGGGGGCGACTCAAAGCACGCGAGTCGTTGGACGATTTCCCGTCGTTCTGTATCAGTGAGAGTCGCCATATTTTAGGAGATTTAAGGATCACAGCACCCAAAGCGTCCGAGAGAAGAGAAGTCAAACCTCCACCACCACATCCACGCTGTCGGTCTGCCCCGACCGCTTGACACTGTACGTTCCGGACGGCGCGGGCATAAACCGTAGCCATCCCCCGTCGGCCGGGGCCTCTAGGTCGGACGGCTTGATCGTTGATACGCGAGCGGGACTGTCGTCGGCGCCGCTCTGACACTGCAAGATGATCGTATCATTGGCGTTGCCGCGCACCATCACCGACCCAGTGTTGGATTTGCTGTCGAAGGTAGCGTTGCCGCCGGTGCCGGTCGTGCTGTTTAGGAGTCGCGCTTTTGCCATCGGTCTAAAAGTTGATTCGAAGTCAGATTAGCGGCTCGGTCTCGTGCACCTCCAGCCCCGCGTCCTGCAACGCTAAGGTTTGCAGGTCTCCGTTGCCGACCAGCGTCTCTGTCACCTGCGTGCCGTCCCAACCCAACTGGTAGACGGTGCCCTCGCCATAGGGGTCGTCGCACGCATAGATGTCCAGCAGCGGAGGGTCCTTCAGCCGGTCCAGCACCTGATCCACGTCGATGGGCGTGCCGTTGTAGGCCGGGTGATCCGCCAACGTGTTTGCCGCGCGGTGCGTGATCGTGGCTCCGCCGTCGGCGCTCAGGGGCTGCCCCTCCGAGAAGGTCGTTG